TGTATGCCCTGCGGTCCAGCGACTGTCGATGCAGCCCCTGTCTCGCCCTGGATTCCTTGCTGGCCCTGTTGCCCAGTGGCTCCAGTGGCTCCGGTGGCTCCGGTGTCGCCTCGCGGAACCGTTAGCACGCCAGTGCTTGCGTTGTATGAAGCAGATGAACCCGCTGCGCCAGTTGCGGTGGTTAATCCAGTTATGTCATCGCGTGCGGACGTAGCCTCTGCCGCTTTAGTTGTCGCGGTGGCGGCGGAAGCAGATGCCTCTGACGCTTTTGTTGTGCTGATACCGGCCTGCGTGGTCGCCGTTGACGCGCTGCCAGATGCGGATGTGGCAGAAGAGGCGGCGTTTGATTCCGCAGTTTCAGCGGCAACCTTCGCTACCTCGGAAGCATTTTTTGCCGTCAAAGAACTGGCGGCGCTGGCGGCGGCGGCGTTTTCGCTTGTCAAACTGTTGGCGGCTGATGTTGCTCCTTCGACGGCTTTAGTATTTGCTAAACTAGAACTGTTGGCGGCAGATGTTGCAGATGTAGCGGCATTACTTTCGCTGATGCTTGCGGAAGCAGAAGAAGCAGCGGACTCAGCCGCTTTTGTTGTGCTTGTTAACTCAGAGGCCGATGCCTCAGCCGCTTTTGATGTGCTTGTTGCTGCGGATGCAGCCGAAGAAGACGCTGACGACTGACTGTTAGTTTCAGCGGTTTCAGCGTTTGTCTCCGCAGTCTCGGCTGAGTTCTTCGCTGACTCGCTCGCTGCCTGCGCGGCCTCGCTCGCTGCCTTCGCGGCCTCGGCTGCGTTCTTGCTTGAAAGTGCGTCAGCCGTGTACGCATCGGTGGTGGTTTGGTCTGGAGAGCCTTGGTAAAAGCCGCCAGAGGTGTCTGTCTGGGTTACCGCATCCTCTGCGATGGTGGACTCGGTTGCGTCCTCAGAACCTACCTGCGTGGCGGGTGGGTTATCCTTAAAAAATCCAGACATCTTTTAGTATCCTGATTGAACTGAGGCGGTGAAGCCAGCGTACTCCGCAGTCTTTGCGTGCTGTAGCAGGCGGCCCATTGCGTTCTGGTATCCGCCTTCCCATCTGCTTCCGTCAGATCCCAAATAGTTTGCGGCCTCGGAGAGCGTGGCGTACAGGTAAAGCTCTGGGGCTGCTGCAAAAACCACGTTGCTTGCATTGGTGCTGTTCAAGCGCCCAGCGTCATAGTAATAAATCATGCGGGCTTCATCGGTGTCGAGCACTGCTGACGGCACAGGGAAGAAACGTAAGCGGTAAGTCTCTCTTGCGAAATACTCAGGGCTGACTCCACTTCGCGGAATATAGCTGTGGAGTTGCGAAAGGCTTATGCGTTCTAGTGGGTTGTAGTTCCAAAACAGATCCTTCACCTCAAGAAAATCAGAGGGCAGAGTGGCGTATCCATCGTTGCTCAGAGTTAGAAGGATCGTCTTCTCGTTAACTGGTGCTCGAAGCTCATGGAAGATTCTATTCTCCGCAAGCTCGATAAAATCTGGAATGACCGACGATAAATCCTCGCGGTTTAGCCAATCCGCTACGGATAGCTTAAGACCGTCATATGTTGTGAGGCTCATAGCCTTCCGCCTCTAGTTCTTAAATATGCGTATTCTGGCGAGTTAAGCTTTTTCTTAATTTTTTGCTGGTCTTCGTAAGTCGGAGCCATCATGTTGATCCCTTCTTTCATCCACTCCATGATAACCACGGCGGGTATAGACGCTACTCTGGCGGTGTCCCCCCACTTAGCGTGCTTATCCACTTCGTTTGCATCTCGAATGTTTCGAGAAATAATCGGTGAGACATCCTGCGTGTGCGCTACATGCAGCTTATCTTCCATCTCATCGTGAACTATGTGGGATTTTAAATCAGACATATCTAACCCTGTGTAGTTTTAACCATTTGAGGTTGTATTCTAAGGCGCAGAAAAAGGTGCCTCCCCCCGAAGGGGGAGACTTGCTCAGGGGAGGAGTGAGCAAACTCTACGCAGTTAGCGCGTCGATCTTTCCGCTTGCCTTGTCGTTTTCACAAACCAAGGTTAGTTCGGTAAGCATCTGTCTTCGATCTGAGTCGCCGGTTTTAGCCAGTACAACAGTCTGCATAGGACGCAGTACGGCGCGTGACCAATACTCAGTATCCAGAACCAACACGGTGTTCGCATTGAGGAATCTGTTAGGGACGACTGATACCTGGCCGAATGGACTTATAATTATATCCACAGAATTAACCAGAGTGGTTCCGGTAGCGAAATCACGCTGACGGCCTGACGCTGTTGCGAAACCTGCAACCGTTACAGAGTGCGAAGGAGTTACTTGAACCTGATTTGGCTCACCACCTTCCTCGTAACACTTTTGCAAAACGTCTAACAGTAATGCTTCGCTTAGTGCTCTGTTCGAGCCAGCGGTGTTAGTCGTTGCTGAAGCGATCTGATTCGCAGCAGAAGTTAACTGACGCGCAGTTGTGCCGTTACCAGCGGTTCCAGCTTGTCCAGCGCCTACGAAGCTGTGCTCGATGTCGCGCTTGATTTCCTTACCGGCTTTAGCAATAGCGTATGCTAGATCGCTGGTGCGACCATAGGTGCCTACTGCTTCTGCGGTGCCAGAAACCTGAACTACCTTGTCGAAGATTTGCGTGTTAGCAGTCTTTACGGTCTGAGTGATCGTAGAGGCTGTACCCGCATCGGAACCTTCGATTTTAGAATTCACCGCCACAGCAGCCAATTCGTCTTGGAGCCATTGGTGCAGAGTAGCTGACGCAGTTGAAGAGCCGATGCTAGAAAGCATTGGTGTGTTTGTTGGCGAGATATCGTAAATGATGTCTTCTACGTCTTCGCGCTTTCCGACCTGATCAAAAGTTTTGAGGGTGCCTGATACTGTTGGCATTTTATTTAATCCTATTCAAAAGGGCAGCAGCCGCATCGTCTAACGTACCGGACTTCCTTAATCGTTCTCGCGTTTTACGAGAGCTTTCGGACTGAACCGCTTTGCTAGAATCCGCTTTGCCACCTGACAAAGTTTTAGTTGGTGACGGCTTAATTTTCTTTTTAGCCGTAACCTGTTTTGCCTGATCGAATTGCATCGCTTTCCACAACGCTGTTATGACTCGGTGATCGGTGATTTGATTAAACTCCTCACTTGCCACACCTAAATCTTTCTGAGCAAAATCCCCGATCTTGTAGTACAGATCGTTATTCCAGTTGGGGATATTCGTTTTCAAAACAGTCAGACTTTCAGCCGCAGCTTCTTTGTGGGCTTTCTCGTTCTGTTGCTGTTGTTGTTCCTGAAACTGAGTCGCCTGCGCCTGTATATAGTTGTAGGTGGACTGAGTTTGCTCAAAGGCAGCTTTAGCTTGCTTATACTGATCAGGATTTTCTACGGCTACAGCTTCCCAATTCACACCTTGAAAGCGTGAAATGTCAGCGTTAGCAGCAGATAGAAGGGCATTCATGGTTGCTTCGGTCTGCTCGGTTTGGGCTTCAAAAGCCTTCCGCTGCTCCGCTACCAATTGCGTCTTCTTTGTGTAGTCGCTTTGTCTCAGGTAACCAAGTTTTAGTTCTTCGGCTGTTAAGCTCTCGCCATCAACCTCAAACTTCATCTCTTCAGATTTTTCCTCCTCAGAATCATCGGTTGGGTCGTTATCGACCTCCTCATCTTCAGGGGCTTCTTCTTCTGGTGCCTCTTCAAACTCTGCGTCTACCGTTTCGGCTTCGTCAGCCTCTTGACCGGATTCTTCCTCACCTTCGGGTTGTTCCAATTCGGATTCCAAGAGCGCGGTTAATCTGTCGATCTCGCTTGAACTAGAAGAGTCCTCTAAGGTCTGTTCTCCTAATTCGTTTTCTAATTCTGCCATTTTACTCACCATCTTGTTGCTTACGCAACTCTAAGTTGTTGATTAATTGAGCAAATTGCTGCACGAACATCTGCCCCGACTTAAACATTGAGTAAAGCCTTTCGCGCTCTTCTTGTGCTTCAGACGGAGTTTGCAATATTTGGTCTACTATCCCCTGGTTCATCATCTGGAACGCTTCGTTAAAAACTTGCGAGTTCATCAGGTTTTGAGCCTGATCTGCTTTAGCTTGTATTTCGTTCAGTTCCATCGTTTCTAGGTCGCTCATCATTAAAGTCCTTTACGGGTTGCTTTGGCTTAGGTTTCCTCTTTCGAGGTTTCTTTTCTGGAGGGGTCGCAGCAGACTGCTGCTCCCTGTACTCCGAAAACTCTTTGAAGGCTTGCTTGACGTTTTTGTGAGAAGACTTCTTCTGGTCTGCGGCCTTTTTAATAAAGCTGTTGAATCGTGAAACGTCACTCATTAGCCGATACTCACGTTGCGGTTCTGCGTCTTTTCAAGAACCAGTTCAGCTTCGTCCATTTTCATTTGGTGCTTCATCTTTTCTGCATCCATAAGCAAACGAGAGTCCTCGTTCTCTTCTTGGTGCTCTTGCTTGTCGCGTTCTATTACGCTGCGGTTTTGCTCTTTCAAGATGTCTAGCTCTAACTGGCCCTCTTGAACGCTAACCTGCCGTTGAAGCATTTCGGCTTGAAACTCAACTTGCTCCATCTGCATCTGCTCTTGGCGCTGCGCCTCTTCCTGCTGCTGCTGCTGTTGCTGCTGCTGCATTTGCTGAAACTCTGGCGAGTTTGGATCTGCCAGATACGCAGCCGCATCTTTAATGTTCAATAGGTCAAAGGCTCTACTGAGCATCGCGTGCCGCTGCTGCTGACCATACAAACCGCCAAGGGTTGGATCTTGAGGGTTTTGTGTGAACTGGGTGTCCAAGCTCAACAACATTTGAGCTTCTTGTGCCTGCTCATCTGGTGTTAGCGCAACTGCAACGGTCATCTCAGTTCGATCACCAAGGAACGCAGGATTTACCGGAATAAACTGCCCGTCTAGCTGTAACAGCTTCTCTTCTTTTTCGTACTCAACCGCAAGCCTGTACAAATCATGCATCAAAGGTTTTAGGAAGTTCTCAGCCAAGTTACGCGCCATGATCATCACACGCCGATTACTGGCGTTCATAAACGTGTTAATTAGATCACTTGAGTTCTGCTTGCTGACAGCAGTAGAGTCCATGCCCCTGCTCATGCGGCTTGAACCAGAACGCGCTTCTTTCTCTTTCTCAAAATTCTCAATAGCTGTGTAAACGTTTCCGTTTAGCTGCGGAGTTGGAAGAGGTCTAACCACGGATTCAGGGTTTGGTGAGTTAACGTCAATCACCGCACCAACACGGTTGTCCAGCAAGTCTCTTGGATTCTTAACCAACGACAAGTTGGCTACCCAACGGCTTGTTGTAGTTAAGAACAAATGATCGACCACGCCTCGCTTCAACGATGACTGCGTCTTCTGCAAGTCGCATAGAACATCAGCAAGACTCATGCCGTAGAAGCGATGCGGTAACGGAAATGGGCAGAAGCTGCGGAATGGCATCTCACTGACTAACTCAACGTCTAACATTACTCGTCGGCTGTGTATGACCTTATAGTAGACACAGGCGTTGATCTCTTCGTCGTACTTCTTAATATAGGACTCGTACAGCGTGACGTACTCTCTATCCTTAGAGTCATTTATGCCCGTTGAGTCTTTTCGGAAGCTGTCTACAGAGTCCCGCCCTAACGAGCCGTCTTCCTTCAACATTTCTTCTTCATCAAGACGATCTACAATTGACTGTTCAAACCCTTCCGCTAGAAGCTCACCGCGAGTCCTTGCCATGCGGTGGCTGCAAAAGTCGCTTGTCTCTATGTCCTTGGCCCGTGGGCTGATCAAGAAATCTTCTGGCTCTACCGTCTCAACGCACACCTTACTGGTGTCTATACGCTTGTGTGCAGTGCCTGAGATAGACATTTCCGCATACTCAACACCTGTTTGTTGGTCT